AAAGTTGATAAGTTTAACTGGATACCTAATCACCATTATTTTCTACTTACATACAATGCTAATAAGAATATCATTGATGTCGTAGAACGATGCTCATACTTACACATTACTGAAAGCTATGGGTATGACCAAAATACTAAATACTTAGACTCTCTAGGTATTGGTAGCAAGATCCGTACAGGTGATATCTATCTCAAATCCAAAGGGTTTGATGAGTATAATAACCGTATGGATGGTGTAAATCTATTAGTTACTTATGCCGCTATCTCTGATACTACAGAAGATGCTATTGTATTATCAGAAAGCTGTGCTAAGAGACTAAGTTCTCCATTGTATCATAAAGTCCAAATCATGGTCAATGAGAATGATATCATGCTCAATCTATATGGTAATGAAACCATCTATAAAGTTATGCCTGATATCGGAGAAGAAGTATCCAATAGCCTTCTATTGGCTACAAGACGTGAGAATAAACAAGAATCCTTGTTCTCTCAAGTATATTCCAGACTTATGGATATTAATATGAATGACAATAAGATTACTGCTACAGGTACTGTAGTTGATGTCAATGTCATTACTAATAATCCAGATATGATGGAATCATCCAACTATACTACACAGCTTAGAACGTATTGGAAAGAGTCTATTCGATTCTCTCAAGAGCTTGTAGATAAAGTGGATATGTACAAAGATCGTTATCCTAATGCTAAGATTGGATACGAACTACAAGTACTTTACTCTAGAGCAAAGAGCTTATTAGATGGAGAGAAGTTCTCTCTTGATGGTAAGAAAGCTTTCTCTAATATCTTCCTTGAAGTTGTAGTACGTGAAAACAATGAGCTACATATCGGGGATAAGATTACTAACCGTTATGGTGGTAAAGGTGTTATTAGCCGTATACTTCCAGACGAAGAAATGTTTGAGACTATTGATGGTCGTAGAGTAGAAATGATCTATAACCAAGGTACTTCTACTAACCGTCTTAATCCAGCTCAGATATTCGAAACCGAAATAAATGCAGCATCTGCTAAACTTCTAAGATACTTACCTATGGAAACTCCATATGAGGTAAATCAATCATTAGAACGTATTGCTACATTTATGAGTATCTTCACTCTAATGCAAGCTAATGCATTCAGGGAATATGTCTATGCCTTGAATGATGATAGCAAGTTAGATTTACTTAAGTCTATGAAGAATGATGGATGTATCATCCTATCAGTATCTCCAATACAAGAAAACATTGACCTAGATAAACTGGTAGCTATGTATGAGTTATTCCCTGAATGTGAGATTGATTATGCTTACTGTCAATTACTTGATAGTAATGGTAATCCTCGTAAGGTAAGAACTCAACGTCCTTTATTAGTTGGTCATCAATACATTGTAAGACTTAAACAGTATGCAGAAGATAAGTTCTCTGTGACTTCATTGTCTGCTACAAACTCTAGAAATGAAAATAGCCGTAATAAGAACCCAGGTGAGGGTGGACATAGATTCCCTAATACTCCAGTACGTTGGGGTGTAATGGAAACGTCCGCTATGCAACACATTGGTTCTTGGTTCAATGCTATTATGCTTCTAGTATATAGTACGTCTCCACATGCAAGACGTAAAGCTAAGAATCTATTAACAGATTCTCCATTCAATATTGACGTTAAAGTTGATAGTGAATCTAAATCTAGATCTGTAGAAGTACTTAATGTATATCTACGGACTATAGGCTTAAGGATTAGATTTGATAAATATAAGAAAGTGATTAAGAGTATCTTTGCTCTTCCATCATCTATTCCACATATGTTTATCAAAGTTCCTGATGCTGATCGTAAACCTACCATTGAGATGGTGGATGATAAGAAAGGGTTTAAGATTCCACAAATCATCTTCAAAGGTGATGATCCTAAACCTAATATGTTTATCAATCCACCTAAAGAGGAAGAAGAACCTCAGAAGGAGTAAGCTATGTCTGATTTGAGACAAGTTTATATGGATATACTAGGGGGCAACTTTGAGTCTGCCCTCGATCCTCAAAATGTATATCTTATGAATCATATAGCAACTTGTGCTCTTCAAGACGAGAACAATGTACGTCTTGATGATGTAGAGTTGGTATTACGTATAAGCAATGCACTGTATAATGGTACTGATATTGAAGTATTACCACTTGAAGATGGTGTATATGATCTCTTGTTAGAAATGTATAAGAGATACAACCCTAACTTCCAAGTTGGTGGAGCCAATATTGGTATGAATAGTGTACGTAAAGACAAAGATGGTATTGCTGAATATCCAAATATGTTTATACCTGTCCCTATAGGGATTGAGAATACATATGGTATGGATATCCTAGCATATGGTAACACATCTAAGTTTGCTACACCATTATCATGGAATAATGGTCAAGTATCTGATAGACAAAGAGACACTGCTCATAAGTATCCAGAATTAGTTGGTACTCTTGATAAGTGTAAATTTGTATTAGACCATCAAGCATATACTGCTGGTGTAGCAGAAGATCCTAATGTAAAGATCTTCGAAAGAGATTTCATTGGATTACATTTCCATAATGGAGTAAATAATCCTAATGATATTCTCAATATAGTTATGGAACTCAAGTATGATGGTATCTCTATTGAAGCCGAAGTATCTAACCATGTAGTATCTGCTAGAACTCGTGGTGATTTAGATAATGATAGAGCTACTGATCTTACTAGTGTATTGTATGGATATAGATTCCCTAATACTATTCCAGACAATGAAGTCTTTGGTATGAAGTTTGAAGCTATCATCACTAAGTATGATATGGAAAGACTTAAAGCAAAGACTGGTAAATCTTATACCAATATGAGAACTGCAGTATCTGGTATTCTAGGTTTAGCTAATGCTAGAGAATACTTAGAATATATTACTTTGGTTCCATTAGGTACATCATTACACTTCGATACTAGAGAAGAAGAGCTTATGTTTATGAATAGATACTTTGCAACTAAAGTATCCAATGCATATAAAGCTTTCTCTGGTAGATATGACCATGTATTGTACATGGTAGACAAGTTCGTTCAAGATGCTGATATGATGCGTCCATATATGACATTTGCTTATGATGGTATTGTAGTATCTTACAATGATAATTATCATAAGCAACTCTTAGGTCGTGTAAACCATGTCAATAAGTATAGTATGGCTATTAAATTTAATGCTATGAAACGAGTAACTAGATTCCGTGGATATTCATATACAGTTGGTTCTAATGGGGTAATCACTCCGATGATTATATTTGACCCAGTAGAATTCAACGGTACAGTTCACTATAAAGCTAGTGGTCACTCTTATGAACGATATAAGAAACTCAGTCTTAGATATAATGATGAGATTGAAGTGGCTTATGTGAATGATGTAATGCCATATGTAAGTAAGCTATACAATACAAACAATGATAAGAATGAGAAACTCTATCCTATAGAACCATTCATTGATCATTGTCCTGCATGTGGTAGTCAATTAGTAGAATCTTTCTCTGGTAAGACTATATCTTGTGAGAATCCAACCTGCCCAGGTATCCATCAAGCTAAGATGGTTAATATGATGGTAAGATTGGATTTCAAGAACTTCGGTCAAGCTGCTATAGAGAAACTAGAAATCAAGTCTCTTAGAGATCTATTTGAAAATGTAGATGAGACTAGATTATTCAATGCTGGATTTAGAGAACGTGGTATAGCTAAGTTCCTAGATCAGCTTAATGAAATCAAATCCAGAGATAACCTAGACTTCGTTATTGTCGGGTCTCTAGGTTTTACTGATATTGGATTTAGTACATGGTCAAACATCTTCAATGTAATTCCATTAGATTGTCTTATCAAACTATCTGATGATGAATTATCTGATAGACTATTGGCTATTCCAGGTATAGGACAACGTACAGTAGATACTATTCTTAAAGAACGTGTAATATTTGCTGATGACTTAGTCTATATCTATACAAAGATACCTAATTTGAAACATAGTATCAATGCTAAGCCAGCTAAACGTATATGCTTTACTGGTATTAGAGATGCTAATGTCGAAGCGGCTTTAATGGCTAATGGAGATATGCCTAGTGAATCCATAACTAAGTCTACAGATTATCTTGTAGTACCTTACAAGGATTACACATCTTCAAAGACAGCTAAAGCTGATAAGTATGGTATTCCAATTGTAACTATAGATGAGCTAGTAGCTCAACTAGGGTTAAATATAAAAGTTTAACCCTAGTGAAACAAATCTATAAGTATATATTATAAATGAGATAGTGGTTTGCTATCTCGTTTCTTTTGGTTATAGGAGGATATTATTATGATTAAGAACCTAACAGAAACAACTATTTTTCAAACATGGAACTCTCGTCTAGTTGATGAAGTAGGCTTTGATGTTCCATTAGCAAGTTTTAAAGAATTATTCCGTCCAATCATCTTCTCTTTGGCTAACTTCTTATCCAAAGTAGGTGGTGCGGACATTACTACATCTGCAGTTACTATTAGTAATACAGATGGTGTGTTCTTGTGTGCATTGTTAGTTAACCGTACAGTGGACCAAGAAAACAAAACATCCTTTGATGTATCCTTCACTACTGATAAGGAATTAGTTGACAATAGTGAATTATGTCAATACACTATTGCGGCTTCTGAACGTGAGCTTCAAGAATTCGTAAACAAATTCATCTTGGAAGAGGTTAAAAACCGTTTCCAAACACCAGAACTTCTTTACGATTTCTTGCGTGTATTATTCAGTACTATCTTGAATTACACTAATAGCTTGACTCGTGATGAAATCACTGAAGAGGGTCTTGAAATCGATATCGAAGATACTATTACTATTGCAGTATCTTTAGATGAAGAGGGTAATCGTGTAGTAGCTATTGAACCAGGTACTGCATTGAAAACTTATGTCAAAGACGACAAATGTAACCAACAATAGTAAATAAGATTATACAAATCCAGGGTCTAGGGGTATTTCCCCTAGGTCCTTGTATAATTTTTATTAGCGGGGTTAAATCATGAAGCGTGCAATATGTGAAGGGAAACTACTTAGTCTGTATGATATAGATACAGACTATAATGATTACTTTATGAATGATGTATCATTCATGGGGTATATTGATGAGGGAACTGGTATTATTTATCCTAGCACAACTCAAACTTACATAAGTAAGAATCCAGGTAAAGCAGGATTCTATAAACATGGTCCATTCTTAAAGTTTATCGAACCATCTGACGAAGAGAGAGATAACTTTACATTTGATAAATTGGAACATGTGGATTGGGATAATACATCTAGTATTAGTGACGTAGTAGCTAAGTCTAAAGAGGCATTCTCTTTGGATAATAGATTACTTAGTAATGTCACACCAGATAATATCTTTGCACCACCAATCCATTCTGATGACTCTCCAGAAATGGTTGGTATGAAAACAGCTATTGCAAAGAAGAAGATTGACTTAGATTTATATGGTTATCGTTTTGGTGAGAACTTCAATAACGATAAACGTATATTTGATAAGCCATCTATGACTTTAAATAAGTTAGTGACTATCTGTGATAAGACAGATATAGATGCTTATCTCATTCTCAAAGACAAGGATGGAGATATCCCTAATCCTATGGGAGAAGAGATAATGATCAAACTAACAAATGGAACGGAAGAGGAGGGTAACGATGAACAATAGTTGGCAAAGCAAGTTCATTGCCGATTATAATGATAAGAATCGTCCTAAGTTTAATGACGTATTCTTCTCTAAATCCGATGATGCTATTATCGAAGACCTAAAAGCTATGCTTATATCTTGTCAACGTGATAAGTATTTCACAGTCAAGATTTTAGGATTCGATACTATAGAAGACTATGATGAAGTAAACAGACTTCTCATAGAAAACAATGATAATATCACTGTACCAATCAAAGATAGTTATCTTAAGATACTCAAGGTAACCTATTACATTGAAGTCAATGGTTATAGTGATACATTTGATGTGTATATAGCAGTACCTAGAGTATTCGAGGGTGCTTATATCATCTTAAATGGTAATACATACTTCCCATCTTTCCAATTAGTAGATGGGAGTACTTACAATAATACATTAGCAAAGTCATCTAAAGTACAAAAGATTACATTGAAGACTGTCTTTGGTGCTTTACGCATGATTCGTAACTTCTATGACTATCAGACTACTGATGGTACTGTACTTAACGGTACAGTATATTCTATCATGTCTAATGGTGCTTCCTATAAGGGTAAGAAGAATGCAGTAGATAGAAAAGTTCCAGCATTCAAATACTTATTTGCTAAGTATGGTTTATACGAAGCATTAAGCTTATTTGGATTTGACAATACTATCTTCATTTCTAAAGAACCTTTTGAGGAAGAAGAGAATTACTATACGTTCAAATGTCAAGCCACTACTAGCCGTATAGGTTATGTAAAAGTAGCTAAGATATTATTTGATAATGACCGTGTATATCAATCAGCAGTTATAACTATCTTAGATAATCTTCGTAGTTTAAAGACTGGATATACAGCAGAGTCATTATTCAATAAAGACTACTGGGTTATTTCTCTTGGTGCACATTTCGTTAAGAATAATATGGAATATGAGAAAGGCTTATCTGCTTTATATTCCTTAGAAGATCAATACGATATAGTCACTAAGAAGAATATCAGATTACCATATGAATATAAATCTAATATTTATATGATACTGAGATGGATGATGGCAGAGTTCTCTAATATTCGACTTAAAGATAACACTGATGTTACCAATAAGCGTATTAGATGGTCTGAATGGATTGCGTCTCTATATGTAATGAAACTAAATACAGGTATGTATCGTTTAAATGATATAGCTAGACGTCTTAAATCCGATACTATAATCAAACGTTTTAGACAATGTATCGATATCAAACCTATGTACTTAATATCTGAGTTACAAAAGAGTGGTATCAAAGGTTTCCGTAATATGGTTAATGAACGTGATGCTATATTACAATTAAAGTGGACTTTCAAAGGACCTACAGGTCCTGGTGAAACATCCAATAAGAATCTCGAGGGTAGACTTAAACGTATCTCTCCATCTCACTTAGGTATCTTAGACTTTAATACCTCTTCACCAACTGAACCTGGTACTAGTGGTATTATGTGTCCATTGAATCAAAGTGTATATGATGGATATACGTTTACTAGTGATGGTGAACCTAATAGCTGGGATGCATCTTTCAATGAACTTAAACAAAGTTATAGAGATGCTATTGGTGTTAAGTCCGCATTTGAATTAGCAGATGATATCGGAGCTGTTCTTGAGGGAGCAGATGATGGTAAGAATCGTGCTATCTATGAAATGTATCAAATGGGTAAATCCATAAGCCTAGCTAAACAGTCAAACTATCAACCTGGAGATCTTATAGTCGAAGATTAACTGGGGAGTGTTTACTATGGCAGTAAAAGATATTTATCATCGTGTGTTCATTATGTCTCGTCAACAAATGGAAGAGCTTAAAGAACGCAATAATCAACTAGGTTTAAAAACAGAATTCGGTAAAGTAATCGTTAATGGGGTTGAACGTGTATATTCTGATATCATTCTTGATATGGCAGATTGCCGTTACTCTGATGCGGTTAAAGTTATCGAAGGTGACATTCGTGCTATTAAGCACACTGAAGTAGTCTAACCTAATAAGTATATAGTATGGGTCTTATGTACCCATACTATATACATTATTTTTAATAGGAGGAATTCAAATGAATATTCCAGTATCGCTAGATTTTTCTAAACTAGCAGAAGATCTTAAACAATCTATCTTTAAAGATAAAGAGAGATACAATCTTCTACCTAACTGTGATTTCTATGGTGAGAACGCTAGATGTTTAGCATCTCATATCAATAAATATTTCATGACTGAAGAGAATAGTATTGAGTATAACGATGTACGTTTAGTAATCCATCGCTTTGCTACAAACAAGTTAATCGGTTATGTATACTTAGATACTGATGAAAACGTAGCTCTTGATAAGTTCATTGCTAATATACGTGTAGACATTGCTGATGATAGTGATAATTATGTATATAATGAAATCTCACTAATCAATATCAAAGCGGTATTGAAAGCTATGCAAGATAAGCACTACAATGCTATCATTGATCTATTCCATGAAATCACTAAATACATCTATAGAACTGCTACACCTGATGCTAATCAAGATGCTATTATTGCAGTAACTCTATATATTGATTTCATGTACAACTATGTATTCTCTGGTATGGAAATGCCACATACATATGCTAATAAAGTATACCGTACTCTATTAGATACAAACTTCTGTGATTACAGACCTGTAATTGATGCTATCACTACATTACACAATACCAATGCATGTATATACTTCATACCATTGATTGGTGACTTGTTACGTGAAGCATCTCAAAAACCATACTATACTGAAGAAATCGGTAAAGGTATGGCTGGTCGTGTATTTAACGATGAACGCTATGAATTGGTTGTACCAATGCTTGTCAAAGAGCACTTACAAAAGTCTTCTGATGAGCGTCTATTGGAAATGACTCTAGCTCATGCTCCATCTTTATTGGCTTATATCCAAAAAGAAGAAAGTAAAGAAGACCGTGATGTATTAGTTAAATACATCAAAGAGAAAGTTGACGCTTATATTAAAGACCATCCAGAGCTAGCTGACTTCAAAGGGTTTGAAAACAATGATAAGGCATCTTATAAACCAAATGGTAATTTCATTGTGCCTAATCAAAAGCTAAATACTAAAGCTATCTTAAAAGCTAAACAAGACTACTTGACTAGTCGTATCAAGAAGAAATAATATGGCTAAGTCAATGTTTGTTCAGGCACATGAGTGTCCTGAATGTAGAAATGAATCATTATATCTTATATCACTCAAGGGTGAACGTACTCCATATTTGAGTATACTCAGTAAACATGATGACCCTCATAAATGGATTATGGATTACAAACATGATTTCAAATTCAAGTGCACTAAGTGTGGTAAGGAATATGAAATCGATTGGAGATATGACGTACCAGTTCCAATAGACTGGGCTACACAGGCTATGCCTAAAGCTCTTGATGAGTTAACTCGTGGATAAAACAAAGTATACAGTATGGGACACTGTTCCCATACTGTATATTAATTTTTAGTAGTATTTAAACAGACCTCTAATAAGGAGGGTATACTATGCGTATTACATATATAAGATTAGAGAACTATATTGGTATTTATAATGGACGTGGTGATGAAGTATTAGAGATAGATTTATCTCAAAATGTGAATCCTATCGTGATTATACGTGGCTCCAATGGTAGTGGTAAGAGTACATTGCTTAAATCGCTTACACCAATTAATGATGACTCTAATGCTATTGTTCCAGGGGTAACTGGGAGAAAGGTTATACGATATTTACACAATGGTATAACTTATGAGATAGAATATGAGTACCCTATAACCAAAAAGGGTGAACGTAAACAGACTAAAGGTCAAGTCTATAAATATGGACCTAATGGTAAAGAAGAATTGAATCCGACTTGGAATGTAAGTTCCGCTAAGGATATTATTTATTCTTTATTTAATCTAGACTCTAACTTCTTGGCATTAAGCCAACTATCTTCCGAAGATAGAGGGTTAGCTGATAAGAGACCAGCTGAACGTAAGTCATTTGTGTCTTCGATTATTAGTGGTATCGAAGCATACAATGCTATGTATAAGATTATATCCAAGAAGCATTCTATGTATAAGAGTCTAATACAATCTTTGACTGCAAAGATTAACCGTATTGGTAACAAGGAGGACTTAGATCTTAGATATAATACAATAACTAAACGAGTTAGCCAAGCTATATCTGATAGAGATGCATCTATACAACGTATAGCTATTCTTAAAGCTAAACTAGATGAAAATAATGCAGAGAAGCTATTAGAAGAGTATAAGACTATTAATATCAGATACGAATCTATTAAGCAAGATCGTATAGCTCTTACTAATACATTAAAACAGTCTCCGATATTTAGACACCATATCGAGAATATCTATACTGTAGAAGAACGTGCTAAGCTCATTAAAGAATTAGAACGTCAACTAGAGCAAGATAAAGATAATCTTCCACGTTGGAGAGAAGCATTAGAGCGTACAAATAATGCTCATGACGAATGTGAAAGAAAGATAGCTAATATCAATACTGAAATCAATAAGAAGAAATCTAGACTAGAGACTTTTATTGATGCAGATTTCTCTGAAGAAGAGTTTGGTAGATATAATGAAGCTGTAGCTAATCTTAAAGCTATTGAAGATGATATAGCTAAGTTACAATATCGTATAGACAATAAATCTGAGTATGATAGACTTAAAGAGCTATTCGATATGATGAATAACTTCTCTTATGCTATTATGGATAGATATGAGCATATTACTAGAGAAGATGTAAATACATTAGTAACTAGAAACTCTTCTTTCTATGAGAGTACATTAGGTACTATAACTAAAGAGATTGAAGCATGTACTAAAGAACGTATATCTATAGAAGCAGATATGGGTTTCTATGAGTCTTTAGTAGAGAAAACTAAGAATCTTGAGCTTAAGCCTAAGGATTGTAAGTTTACTGACTGTGTATTCATAGTAGAAGCTATTGAAGCTGAGAAAAAGAAACCTAAAAAGGTTTTAATTACTTTGACTGATAGGCTTGAAGATGTAAAAGACAGACTAAAAGAGTTTAATAATACGCTACATCTTACCAATGAAGCTAAATCATTCATGGATAAACTAGAAGCTTTACAAGTTGTCTTTGAAAGCAATAAGTCCTATCTAACTAAGATAGGTGCTGACGGTATTTGGAAAGGATTTATTGAATCCATCACTAATAATACTACAGCTAAGTTCCTAGAAGAGTATGTCTATAGAGCGACTAACTCATATAACTTGCTTGAAGCTAAAGAGTCTGTATCTAAGATAGTAGACTCTCTTAAAGAATCAGCTATTAAGTATAATGCTAATAAGTCCATCATTGATGAAATCAATAGTGATATTGATAGAATGACAAAAGAATGTAATAGCTATGAGATAGAACTAAGTGATCTTAGAGGTGAAAGAGCTGATTATGATCTTTTAGTTATGGAAACAGACTATGCTATTAGAGAATCTGAAACTAATCTTCCTCATTTAGATAGAATTCAAGAGATTGATCTAGAAATGAGAGAGTTAGAGAAGAAAGCTAATGAGTCTAAAGCTAAACGTGACTTAATCAAGGAACTTAATGCTAAGATTCTTGAAGAATCAGCTGTTGCAGAACGATGCAAGGATAATTACAATGAACTTATAGCTCAACGTGATGATATTGCTCATAATAAGATTCTTATTGATGAATATCATAAGGAAATGCAAGAGTATACTGATAACTATGAACGTATCGAAGCTATCAAGTATTATGTATCTCCGAATACTGGTATTCAAACCATATTCATTGGTGCTTATATGAATGATATCATGGTTAAAGCTAATGAATTGGCTTCATGTATCTTTGGTGGTGAATTCGTTATCCAACCATTCGTTATTAATGAAACAGAGTTTAGAATTCCATGCTTAGGTAGCGGATTGATGAATGATGATATCTCTTCTATGAGTACATCACAAATCTGTATGCTATCTATGATTATTAGTTTTGCTATCTTAGCTAATGCTAGTACAGACTATAATATCCTTAAGCTAGATGAGATTGATGGTGGTTTAGACACTGAAAATCGTATTCAGTTTATTACCCTACTGGGGAATCTTATTTCGATGGTTGGGTGTGAACAATGCTTCCTAATCAGCCACAATATGGAGTATTCAGACAGGGTAAGTGTAATAGATATGACAGCTAGACCAGTTGAGGTGAGATAAATGAAATCATTTATCCGAATAAAAGAGAAAATAGAACGATTCCTTGTTACAATACTAGTTATCCTAGCACCGATTGGTTGTATATTTGCAGGTCTTGCATGGGTATACTCATATATAGGGTGTACCCGTGCACATAATAGTATAAGCTATATAGCCTACGATATAATAGGTCCTGCAATTTTAGTTACTGGTTTGGTTGCTATGGTAATTTGGACACCTCAGGTTATATGGTGCATATTGTCGTATTTATTCAAAAGGATTAAGAAAGCATGGAAAAACTAAAGAATTTCATTAAACGAGAGATAGTTATTCTTCTCTGTGGGCCATTAATAACTTGTCTTGTACTTGTATTGTGTAAGATCCTTAACCATATATCCCTAGAGTTATATGGTGAAGGGTCTTTACCGTATATTATGGGGGTACAGGCAGAAACGTTTCTATATACCCTATGTATAATGCTTATACTAGGATTGACGTTTGTAAATATATTTTTATTAATTGCTTCAGCTATAATAGTTGAGAAAGAAATCAGATAATGGGGTGAAAGAGATGTTAGTATCAATGATAGTTGCACATGACTTAAATAATGGTATAGGTAAAGATGGTAAGCTATTATGGCATATACCTAAAGACCTAAAACATTTTAAGAAAACAACTCTAGGCTGTACTGTAGTCATGGGTAGAAAAACCTATGAATCTCTTCCTAACGCATTACCACATAGGGAAAATTGGATTCTTACTAATGATAAATCATATGTACCTAAACAACGATTCAACGATAAAGTTAAAGTATTTCATTCTAAAGAAGAAGTACTAGCTGAAGCTGAACGTCTTAGAAAGGCTAATATATTTATCATTGGTGGTGGAGAAATCTATAAATTATTCTTAGATGATGCTACTGATATTATAGCTACAGTAGTGAATGAAAAGCTACCAGCTGACACTTTCTTTCCTAAACTAAAACGAGGTGAATGGGAGAAAATAAAAGTTGTAAATGAAACTGAAGTTGTAGATCGTAAATATTATAGTTTTAAGTTTGTAACTATGAAACGAAAGGAGAGAAAATAATGGCTTGTATTGATGATGAATTGGCTCAAGTGACCTATGAGGTTTTAGAAACTGTACCAAAATCTATATCTAGAACTATGCATGGTATAAACCCATGGTATATTGAAGTGAGTGATTATATCTTAACCTATGAAGATAAGGATAAATATAAACTTAGTCTTCATCAGCATGGTAAATGTATCTATGGTAAAGCTATTTACAGTTCTCATTACTTTAAAGCATTCGTACAAAAATTGTATGATAGCTTATTCATGAGTGGTAAAGTAGTACCAGATACTAGTAATAATCCTTGGCTAATTAAGGTAAGAACTCTACATAATTTATTAAGATCAAGATACGGAGAGTAATTAAAATGAAAAATGAAGAAATCGTAGCTAAACTTAGAGAGGCACTTATTAATATTAGTAGTAGAATGGTGGAGCCATTAGTCGCTAGCAAATACGAACACGTCTTTATATTAGATAAGGATATTTCCGATTGTAACGAGTCAATCAAAATCGAAGTATCTGTTCAATCTAATAAAAATATCCCACAAGCTATAATAAAAACTGAAACAAAAACAACTACACCACCTAAAGGGTATAGTAAGGAAATAACTATTGATACTACACCAATGATTATTAGTCTTATAGATGATGCTAGTTTCTCTGAAGTGGCTAAATATATTTCAGATTTAGCATACAATCTAAGCGATGTCATTAATGAGTATGCTAATATAGAGGCTCTAGCAGAATTAGAATCCAATATTCTAATGGTGAGCCGTGGGTTATTTGATTATACTATCATCTTACCAGAAACTAATACATCTATCGACTATAGAGTACAAGAGCTTTCTGATGAAGAGAATCTATATGAAGTATGGACTAGATTCAATGGTATGATTGTGTATGCAAAATCTGCACATTCTATACCTGGAGCAGTATCTGTAATAAAAGATATTTACCCTAAAAATATATCTGAATGCTGGTGGAGATTAGATCTCATTTCTTTGATGACTAAGCTATTCAATGTTAAAGAACCAAAGATAATTGATAATAAGACTTATGTTGAATATATTGGTGAATTCAGTTTACCAACCAATAGAAAGATTGATTGTAATTGCTGGCTTAAAGTCACAAAAAGCAATATAAATGAACAGTCTAAGCTATATATCGAATCTAATACATTGACTCCGTATATTAGTATCAAAGTAGCTCTTGATGGGTTTGATAACATTGTCGGTTATGCTTATAACGCTATGAATAAGATAGCTGGCATTATTAGAATTCTAGATGCTATGAAAATCGATGATGGTATGACATTGTATCAGCTATTAGCACGTGCATGTAAGCCTAGTGCTCATATTGAAATTACATGTCACAATAGTAATATGGTTCTTATCTCTTATTATGAAAATGGTAAGTATAATAATATTTGGGTATCATTCCCTAGTCATAATAGACCTAATATTACTATTGGGGATAATTATGAGATTAGTGAAGCATGTGATAGCTTAGAAGAAGCTGTACTTAAGACTATCACCGAAGCACGTAAAGATAAATAGCAGTTTCATACGAGGTGAGTAATATGGAAGAAACAAATATAGTTGAAAATACGTTAGCTACTATCGAAGAGATAATCAATATCGAATTTGATATGTCTCCGGATGAAAGCTATGAGCGAAAGTCTTACTATGGTGAGGGTACATTATTCGGTGCAGATATTGGTGTATCTGTAATATTCGAAGATGATAATATTAAACAGCTTATTATCGAATCTATACCAGGTGGTAATAGTTATGGTATTGGATATGTATCTGTAATTAAGGATGAGCATGAGACATCTGATTTATCTCATTCTATCCCATTAGCTATTGATGGTATTATTAAGATGCGTAAGCTCTTAAGATATATCAGTGAAGAAGATAAACAATTCATTCGTGATAACGAAGGCATTCTTACTATTATTGGTAAGACATACACTAATGAGTATAAACAGATTGTATCACAACTAAATACAATGGAATTATGCTTTGAATATATTCCATTGTGCATTTCTAGTTATGATTGTATCTTGTTAGAATATGCTTTTGATGTACGTACAACTAAAGACTATTCTATTGTAAAAGCTAGTCTTACTATAGACGAGGCTATCAAATACGTTAGAGAAAATAGCAGTAAGTAAAACAAAACTACAGGTACTGGAATTTCCAGTACCTGTATATTTTTTATAATCGTAAAACTCTTTTTTTTAGTTGTATACTATAATGGTAATATCATGGTTATATATATTTAGTTATTAATTTGAAAGGAGATATATATCATGTATTTACAACAATTAAAAGAAACTTCCGGGGTCGAAATCACACATTGGTTTGAAAATACTTTCTTTATTTCTAACAATGTTACAAAACGTGGCATCATTGATGTTGGTGATGGTGGTAAAGTCGAACGTGCTTCTTTAGAATACTTTTCCAATTATATTGGAGCGGTCGAAATTGTTAAATGGGTACCGAATTCCAATAGTGAAATTGAGGAGTATTTTACCAAGTATCTCACAATGGTGATTGCTATGGATCACGATATCGAAAGTGATCCAAACAAAATTGAAGCGATGAAAACATTGCTCAATTTGCACGGTACTTTATTCATTGAAAACGATACTACAGTGTTTAAGTTTAAAGACTTAGGCACTATTGCACCGTTTGAAGATAATAGCTGGTATGTCTGCCCTGATGGTGCAGACAATGTACTTTGTAAGACTTTAGCCGAAGCGGCTAAAGTGATGGCAGAGTATAAAGCAAAATTAGAAGAGAAACCTGTTCTCTTCAAAAACATTATCTAAAAAGAATATCACAGGATAGGACATTGTTCCTATCCTGTAAACTTTTCTTTTTTCTATGATACTAAGGGTGTATTTAGTATTTCGTAAAACTGTTTTTTTTTTAGTTGTATAATATAATGGTAATATTATGGTTATTATATTTATTTAAGAAAAGGAGATTAACCATGTTTATTAAAGACTTTAACGATTACGAATGTATGTACAAACGTTCTGAAGAAACAGACTACAACGGGAATCCTATTTACTATATTACTGTAGATGGTATTGAAGATGGAAATGTTATCATAGCAGATGTGGATGAGGATAATGAAGGTAAAGTGCTAGACCTTTATTGCTTTGTAGAAACAGAGAATCTTGGTGTCGTTCACGTATTATACCCAAATATAGAAGATGTTACACGATATAGAGACAATGAATATACTTCTGTTGGAGGGTATTTTGTAAGCGTTATACGCCGCTTAAAAAATACTGATAGTATTATTAACGATGTAGAAGAGCGCAAAAATGTTATCCGTTATTTAATGGAAACATTGGAAGCGGAATTTAGCATTTGCGGTACTAAAAGAAAATTTCATACACTGCATGGTGATATAACATCACCAGATAACGATTTACAATATTGGGAGTTGTTTGATGTGAAGTATGAAACTTTAAAAGACGCCGTAGATAAACTGCGGAGTGATAAAATAAAAAGAGACACATGGGATTCCATACTTCCAAAAATAATCTAAAAGAAATAATACAGGATAGGGTAAATACCCTATCCTGTATACTTTTCTTTTTTTTTCTTAGAGTAATAAGAATTATGGTTATATAATATAATTGTAACTCATTGGTTATATTTAATTTAAAGGAGGATAAAAACTATGAGTGAAGTTAAAGATCTTTATGATGACAAGTATCATCTTGTCAACAATGAAATCCTAAAGTACTTAAATAAGTTCTTTGGAAGTTTTAGTCCACTATCTATTGGTGGAGAAACACCTGAGGGTGTAGATATTGAACCACCAATGGAGATAGTAAAAACTATGGAAACTAATTATGGTAATTGTAAGTGCACAATGAATCTAATAGATTTGAATATGAAATTCCATCTACTAGAAGTAATGGATGCTGAAACTAAAAGATTCACTTACATCTTTTATGCTTTGGAATTACCTACTGGTATCCAAGCAGGACAATTCTCTATTGGTGCTATAAAAGCAGAAGTGTTACGTGAAGCATTAGAGTATGTATGGAAGACTCTAATGTCTAGTTCTAAGTATAATGATATTGGTATTGATAGTACAGATGCATATGAATTGCATTCTATTATTGATTATATCTATTATACTAAAACAGTAACTAGTTATGGATTCGATTTTTAATAAGGGGTGTATGGAATGAGTGAATTTTTGAGAATAGCTAAAGAAGAAGATTACGTATATGAAAAATATATACCAAGATTGTTTAATGACTTCTTTAGTCGTGTCCCATTTGACAATGAGGATTTCAATTACTTCATCAAGAAGAATAGAATTGTAAATATACTTGATACAAATAATAATTATATTGGTTATGGTATTCATTTACAAGATATCAATGTATATATTGTATTACAGTTCAAATGTGTTGATGGATACATTACTGATACTAGAGTGGATTATTTTGTATTAGACCCATTTGGTAAAAATTCAGTAACCGTATTGAATAGGTATGCCTATAAATTAGATATGGATATCGTTCGTGCTATATTTGATGATGTAGCAACGCTAATGGCAGAATTCAAATTTGATTATCCTGAATACAATAAGATAAACGATAAAGAATTCTTTGAATTGTCGCAAGACTATTTTTATTTAGCAACTAAAGATGCTATTTATAATCCACAGGAGGAATATTAATATGGAATGGAAATACACTATTGGAGAGATGGAAGAAAATACTTGTCAAGAGTTAGCTAATGCTATTGTTAAACTTTTGGATTGCAGTAACTTTTTCACAGCAAGACAATATACTAATTTAAGAATAGAACGTGAGCAACTAACAAAGTTCACTACGCTAACCACTGTAACATTCCCAACTAAAAACTATGGGGATATTATAGTGAAGACTATTAACCATGCTATTACTGACGGATATGGTACATCATGTGATATCATCATAGGTGGTCCAGATGGTAAACAGTTCTCGGTTGATTATAATCCTATTAGCTGTAGTGATAAATACTTCACATTCAACTATATGGTATGTGACCCAGAAGATCCAGAATATGCAACTATTGATGAAAATGAATGTATAATCAAAGATCTTCGTTTACTATGTGAAGCTGTTATTGAGGCTGTCAATTTTAGTGCAACTAAACCTGCTGAGATGAATTTGTATATGCTACAATATACTTTAGATTTCTTAGATATGGTTGAACTTGGTGAGTTTAGTTTAGATGATTTCATTGACTGTTATGATAGTTTCTATTATAGTGCTCATACACATGCTCACTATTTTGATGACCCAGAACCAAGACCAAACCCATATAAAGATCCTGAGTTTGATGAAGAATTCTGGGAAGCTGTCGAAAATCGTATGGAAAAATAATATTTAGGAGGACTTTAACAATGAAATTAGAAAACTTAGCATTTAACAAAACTTTAGGGTTTGAACCAAAAGTAGAAGATATTAATGTACCTAAACAGGGTGGTGGTACACTTAGAATGAAATCCACATCTAGAGAGTTTAGTTTCAATGGATGTCTATATACATGCAAGGTGATAATGGATTCTGATGAAAATGTTAAATTGATCAGATTGGCATATTCTAAGATTCCTACGGCACCAGTAAGAACACACATTGAGCTTACTAATATAGTAAGTAATGATGATGTTAAGAAATACTTTGAAACTATCTTACTAAGACTTAAAGTTTCTATAGATCAAATCTATAGAGAAACTAAAGCTGAAGGTGTTTTTGAATACATCAGGGATTTAGGTGGTATCTTAAAAATAGTAGATGGCAAAGTATATTTTGAATTGGATGGATTCAATATTAAGATTGAGTTAAATAGTAATGAAGAATGGGAAACTTACTTAAATGATAAGCAAATTTCCACTCATAAGACATTGCGTGATGCTGCTTATGATATAAACGATATTCGTAAAAAGAACTTTGCGTTAATTCCTAATATTGTTTAGATAAACTAATACAGGATAGTACATTGTACTATCCTGTATACTTTTCTTTTTTCTATGTTACTAAGGGTATATTTGTAGTTTCGTAAAACTTGATTATTTCAGTTATATACTATAATGGTAATATCATGGTTATATTAATTATATTATTAAACAGAAAGGAAATATTATCATGACTACAACAACAAACACAGCAACTTTAGTATCTTGCCCAGAAGAAATGATGGCTAATTACTTTAGCCGTATTTCTGCTGAAAAGGCTGAAGGTATGAAGAAGGAGATTTTTGCTAAGTCTCAATCTGAACTAGAATCTCTCGTTAAAGCACTTAACGAGAATTTTAGTGCAGACACTTTTAATGGTGCTTTAGGTGATAGTGTGTCTGAAGAGTTATTTAATGACTCTGACAACCTAAGACGTCATCTAAAGGATGAAGCTATTTCCACTATTAATAAAATCCGTTCTTTCGTTAAGAACGGAAATAAGCAAGCACTATCTATTCTAGATTGGATGGAAGGACTAGCTGTAGAACAAGCTAGCGATATCGCTAGAATCATTGAAGATAGACGATAAAATATATGGGTAGAGATAATATCTCTACCCATTATTTTATTTTTTTTCTATGATACTGTGGCATATTTAGTATATTGTAAAGCTCAAGTATTTCAGTTGTATACTATAATGGTAATATGATGGTTATATTATTTATTAAGCTAAACGCAGAAAGGATATCATCATGAAAATTATCAACGCTAAATACGAAAACAATTCTTATACTTCCACTGTTGCAGTTCCTACAACAAAAATTGAAACTATAATTCTTCAGTGGTTGAAGTACGGTATCATCTCTGATAAAGCAGAGTTGTGTAATTGGCACCCTGAGTGGTTAAATGCACCATTAGCTATAGAATATGCTAATGCATTAGGCCATTCTAACGTAACCTTCATTGACACAGAAGAGTATATGGAGGTAAATAATGACCCTAAATGGGGTGATTATAAAATTACGGCTACACCTAGCAATTTAGAATGTTTGATTGCAGGCTATCGCTTGTTTGGGAAACATCGCAAAGTTGCGATGATCCTAAAGAAAATCAAGGCCTTAGGTATTGAAGACACAGTATCGAATATGGTACCTGGTCGTCAAGCATAAAAATATAGGGTAGAGACATTGTCTCTACCCTAATCTTATTTTTATTTTTTTAAACAGCAACCACCATAGGGAGTTTACCCATATGGAAGTAGTTGTCCACAATTACACTATCTGGAGTAAAGTCATAGAAATCTTGTACTCCACCATTAATAACCAATCTAGGTTCTTGTGTTGGTAGATTACCAGACTCATAACGTTTAATTTGTTCTTGTAGCTGAGGTATATGGT